GGGGTCCCAGGTGCATGGATGCACCAAATACGTCCTACAGCCAAGGGCCGTAGGACGGCCACTGCGCGCAGATACCCTTTGTGATCCCAGACACTACGTGTCTGGGCACTCGGGCATCTGGCTCCTCCGCTCCCTTCTCTAACTGGTATAAACTTTTATACAGCAGAGAAGGACCATCCACCTTTCGGAATTCAGTTCTCGTAGCAATGCTACGGTACCTGAACCCTTCCAGATGGTGTGGAGCGCGGGTAGGGCAGGCCTCATCCCAATCAGAGATGAGACCGCCGTCCCCGTAACCGTCAGGGATCTTTAATCCTCTGACGGAGCGCGGTACTTGTTCGACAGCGTAATCATACGCTGGCTTAAAACTGCTGTCGAGTCCCCAAGATAACCGGCTGTGACGACGAACAGTGTTCGCCGCCCACATCCAGTCTAGGGTTCCCTTCAGCAGTTTCCGCACGTAGTAAGGAGTTACATCAACGCCGTTAAAGTAGTGTTTACCACAACTTTCACGGAACGGTCCGTTTGAGAAGGTTTTCTTCGGGTTCATCGTGAACCCAATCTCCTCAAACACCTCTGACAAGAGGCCGACTGCTTGGCTATCTAAGATGATGTCATCACCATAGACAAGAACACGTTGATTCCACTCAGTATGATGTTCGACTATCTCTTTCGCTATAGCCCAAAAGATCAGGGTCTCTAGCTCAAAAGTATAGCCGTTCCCCATCGCTGAGAACTTCTCGAGGGGGATGCTACGCCCCTCGAAACGTGCGACCGGTGTACGGCTCTGCTCAAGAGCCTGTAACCAATCGGACGGCATAAGCGAGCGCACGAGCTCTTTCGAGACCGTGTCACTTGCAGATGACAGGTCAACTGTTGCAAGCGACCCCGTCAGACTCCCCTCCCTGGCCGCAGTAGCATTACGCTCCTGCGAGTCCGGAAAGAGAAGTCCGACACGTCTCAGCCTTGTACGGAGTGCTCTGCCGATTCCTAACTGAACAAGAATGTTCAGGTCGGGCTCGATACAGATCACACGATCCGTCTTAGCTGACTTTGGCACAGTGACTACCTTCGATCCCGCTGCAACCCTTGGCTCGAATTCCCAGTTAGGGAACTCATTCCTAAGGTAAAACAGAAGGGGCACCAAGGTAAAACTACATTCAGGGGAAGAATCCCCAATCTTGTAGTACACATCTGCGAGACGCCGACCTTTACTGGTCGTTGCCCCGGGGCCGAATCTAAGATTACGTGCCGCTTCACTCCAACTAAAGGGACCGAGTAGATTCTGGATTTTCCAGCGTGCACCCGAAAGGATGCGCTCCGTACGAACAGTGATTAAACTGTTCGCACCAAGATCTACCAGTCTCCGATTGGCGTGTAAACACTGTATCTCAGACGATCTGAATTTCTCCAGTGCTACCCCAGCACGATTTATACCGAGGTCCCAAAACGGGTACTTCGACATAAGTTCCGCACAGAGGTAGTCTGTAGAAAAGTCGTACGCATTTCCATAATCCATTGGATTCACGGAAGCAGAGACAATCTCTTGCCCGGTCCCATCTAGGTGGGACTTCAGGTAGAGACTCAGATCGGACTTTCTCGAGCAGTAAACTCGCTCGGCAAAGCCTAAGGTCCTGGCATGAGACTGACGATGTTTCGAAGACGAAGCAACGCCGCTCATTCCATCCCCTCACCGCGCCTGTGCCCATATCGCTCAAGCCGTTCGAGTACATCGTCAACGTCAAAGACGCGACTAGTGCTCCTTGGCTCTGCGTGGGTAACACGGCCCCTTCCATCACGGAAAGGCCATGCCACAGGTGCGGCGGGGTCTGGAGCGTCGCTAGTGCCGTCCCAGCGCAAGCTGAGAACGACATCATCAGGGTTAGCAACCCTGCAGCGACGGAGCCACTGCCAATC